CCTTGAGCGACACGCAGTTTTCCATTACTGTCTGTATAACCGAGTACTGATCGGGATTTTCAACAGAGAGATTCAATTCATCATGAACCTGGATATGAGGAAGAAAACCTTCCTCATACAAGTCTATCATAGCTTGTTTTGTTTGATCGGCAGCCGAACCTTGAATTAATCTATTCAATGCTTTGTACGTAAAGGCTCTTCTAATATTTTTTCCATGTGCACGCATTGCTTCAACATGAGGTAATGGTTTATTAACACCAAATAAATTTGGCTCCCATAAATCAAATCGACATTTTCTACCAAGTAATGTTCTAATATAGCCAACATCTTGTGCACGGGCCGATACTTTATCTGCTAATTCTTTTACAAAAGGTACACGTTTATGATACTGTTTCCATAGATCTGCAGTATCTTCTTCATCTAAACCTAATTCTGAACCAAGTTTACCCTTACCCATACCATACATCATGCCTAAATTAATCGTTTTTGCTGTCTTACGATCAATTCCAGCCATGTCGGCTACTATCTGATGGAAATCTGCATCTTCGTTCTCATAAGCGTCTATGACGGTATCTGATCCAGGTAAACCACCATTAGTTAATTTAGCAAAATGTACCGTGATACGTGGTTCTTGTTGCGAGTAATCAAAAGTACCCCACTTGCAACCCTCTTCAGGTATAAATAAACTTCTTATCTTAGGACCAATAACATTATTTCTCGCAGGTATTTGCTGTAAGTTAGGATTACTATAACTGAACCTGCCTGTTACTGTCCCTCCTTGGTCGGATCGCATCTGGTGAATCTCTGCGTGAATCCTCCCACGGTGCGTATGCTTGAGGATCGTATCGATGAACGTGGTTCTGGCTTTATTAATCTCTCTAGCTTCAACAACCATCTTAGCAAGATCACTAGGGTGAGTTGTAAGGAAGTTTTTATCAAACTTAGGCTGACCAGACTTTTCAGTGCGCTCATACTTAATGTTCTTTGCATCAAAAGCTTTTGCCACAGAAGCTGCTGCCCATATATCCACTGCAACTTTTGTGTCTTTAAAGATTTTATCAAGTATTTCTTTTTCTCGTTTAGCAAATAATTTTTTAGTTCTCTCGGCTTCATCAAGGTCAATGCGTACCCCCTTCTTTTTCATTTCAAATAGTATAGGAAATAATTTGGTTTCTAAATCAAAAATACTCATTAGATCTTGTTTAATGAGTTCTGTTTTAAAATAACCCCACAACTTTAATGTAAGATCTGTATCTTTTTCTGCGTAAGGGCCAACATACATTGGCGGTAACTTCCACATTTCAGCTTTTGCATCTACACCCCAACTTTTTGCCGCTTCGTATAATAATGTTTCATTTTTAGTTTCACCTAAATAATGTTTACCAAGTTCATTTAATGCATATTTAAATCTATTTTCATCAACAATAGGAGCTGCGATCATGGTGTCAATAATACGACCATGAACTTTCAAACCCATAGAACTTAACCAACCAACATCATACATGGCATTATGAAAAATTTTATCGCAAGGTAATTCTAAAATCTTTTTTAATTGTCCTGCAAATATTTTTTCATCAAAGTTGCCACCACCCTCATGTCGTAAAGGAAAGTAACCAGACCAACCTTCAACAGATATAGCAACGCCTGCAACATATCCTTTTTTAACAGGCCAACCAGATCCAATACCTGTGTTAATTCCGATATCATTTGTTTCTAGATCAATAGCTATTTCTTTTGCCTGGCTTAAATCAGGAATATTTTGTGGTGGTGTCCATTCACTAGGTGGTTGAAACATTGGGATCTGTGTCATTTTTTTGACCTTTCTCTTTTTTTTCTACGCTTTGTCATACCATCAAAAGCTTTCTTCCAATCTTTTTCTACGCCAAGGCGCACTAAATGTTTTGCTGCTCTTTTGTTCAATTCATCAATCCAATCTAATTTTTTTCTCACACAAACACTTCTCTAAATTCTCTATTTGTTTTTGATCGCACTAGATACAAACTCTTTTTTGCTCTTGTTAGGGCAACATAAAAAACTCTTCGTTCATCGTCTTTATCTCTCCAATACGATTCATCTGCTTTACGAGATAGATCTGATAGTATCATCACATTATCTGCTTCACCGCCTTTACTACCATGTACCGTAGAGAGCGTGATCCGTGGTACGGGATGAAAGCTACCTTCTCTTCGTATCACGTCAGATACATAAGCTTTCTTATACTCTGGTACTTTATCTAAAGCTTCGTGCCATGAATATTCTTTCGGCACTCGTAAACCATTATTTTCTTTTAATTGATTATAGCTAAATGTTTCATCTTGATCGACACCAACTAAATTTTTATAGCCACGCTCAACACCAACATTAGCGCCCATGTAATAATAAACATCTTTTAATGTATCATGGTCAATGAAACTACCTTGCTGTAACATACGCCATCCATTAATAGCGTTCATTAATCGTTTACCGATAGAACTTTTACCAGCACGGTGATAATAATAACCAAGTAACTTTAAGTCATCTTCAATCTGATCTAAAAAATAATTTGTTCTACCAAGAATTAACCAGTTTCCTGTTTTCAAATGATCAAAATTTCTTCGTGGTAAATGTACAATGGTGCCCTCTTCTTCTTTTGGAGACCATTGTTTTTCAACTCTATTCTTTACACGGTTTATTAAATTTACTGCACGCTCTTGTATTTTTATTGGTAAGCGGTATGATTTATTAAGAACAATTCTATTGCCTTCTTTATTTAATAAGTATTCACTTTTAGCACCTGCCCACTGAAATATTGCCTGGTCATCATCACCGGCAATGTAAATTCGTTTTGCTTTTTCTGCAAGTTTATCAACCATTTGCCATTGTATAAAAGATAGATCTTGCGCTTCATCGATAATTAATACATCGAGCCGTGGTGCGATATCCTCTTTTAAAAATTCAACAATCATATCAGTAAAATCGTATTTAAATTTACGCATAGAACCAAACTTATAATCATGTAACGTTTCACCAATTAATTTTAACTTGGGCCAACCACCTTGCATGTGCCCACTTTTTAAAAATTGATCGTAAAGTTTGGCACCATTTATTTTAGCCATATCAATGACTCGCATAAAAATATCATTAGGGGATGAAACACCATAACCTAAAACTTCACCATTAGGGTTAGTTAATTTAACTTGCAATTGCTGTGATACGAAACGATAATCTTCATCATTCATAACATCAGATTCAGCTAAACCTAATGCATGAAAAGCTAAACTATGTAACGTTCTAAAATATTTAAAATCATCTGCATCTTGTTTTGGAAAATCACGAAGCGCTCTTTGTAATGCTTCTTGTGCAGCTTTTTGAGTAAAAGCAAAGTAACCTATTTTATCTGGTGCAGTATTTTTTAATTCTTTAGCAACAACTTCATTAAGTAGATAAGTAGTTTTACCTGTGCCTGGAGGACCAAAAATTAAATTAATCATTAGAAAGGTGTCTCTTCTTCCATGTTTGGTTTTGGATGTAAATACTGATCTTTATCCATTTGTGCAAACATTTTTGGAACATACCATACTCTACGAACTTTACCATTTAAACGTACAGTTCCACTATCTCCATTCAAACCTCTGATACTAGTAACAATTTGTGTAGGATTAAATGTTTTAAATTGTTTCTTTGTGAGAAATTCTACAAGAGCTTCTAATCTAAAATATATTTTTTCATCTTTATATAATGCTTGACCTAATCGTAAACCCTCCCAATCCTGTGCATCTCCTTGATCCGTGATAAATTCTTCAAGTAATTCATAAAATCTTCCTGTAGCTGTAACCTCTAATGGCATCTGTATAATCTTCACATCTGATAATAATTGTTGCAGTTTCGTGGTCCAATCTCTAGGATTCAGAGCATTTGGTAAAATATTAATTCTACCCATACATGCTTTACGAAACAAGTTTTGATCATACAATTCATTGTTTGATAAACTTAAACGTTTACCATCAACTGTAATAAACCATTGTGATTCATCTGATTGATACTTTGTTAAGTCATCAAATTCATTTTCAAACCCATCACCAATACCAAACTTTTTAGTTCTGCACACACTACTGTTACAAAATTGACACATAGGTTCTACCTTACATGTATAATTATAATCTTTTTCAGCATGTTGATTTATGGTTTTAGTAACTTCTGACATTGATAATTTTTTAGCCATGTATTTTTCGTTGAACTCGTTAACTTTATCCTGCCATTCTTTTGGATATTTTTTCTTGGCATATACAGCATAATGAAATAATACATTGTCCCTACCACCCTCTTGGACTTTTTGAGACATAAGAGTTTCTAAGCAGGGTGGACCATCTGACATCTCTTTAAAGTTTTTCTTTTTAGAAAGTTTTATCTTTTCAAAATCTTCTTTAGATACTCTGTACTTAGTAACAAGATCGAGAAACTCGTCCAAAGTAGCTGCAGTGCCGTCATCAAGAAAAGCGTAACGATTGTTATCAGTGCCACCAAAGTAAGGGAGATTGAGGAAATTACCAACATCTCCACGTTCTTTTTCAATTTTTTCTTGTTTTGGAAATATCTCAGATCCTGCATAACCTAACTCTCCACTAATCTGTTGTAACTTTTGACGCATAACTTTAGCAGGTATGAATGATTTAACAAAACTAAAAATATGTGCACCCCCACTTTTTGATCGACACACAATTAAAGGAAACTTTTCTTTTCTTATTTGATCAACAATTTTTTTATGGTCTAAAGGATATTGATCAATGTCAATACATCCCCACTGACACTCATTATCATCATTGATAGGGATTATTCCAAGACTATTGACACCAGACAAGTGTTCTTCCCATAGACTATCGGGTTGTGGATACAACCTAACAATACGAGACTCACCTGTTTGCTTACCCTTTTCATTGATGTCACCTTTAATGTAACAACCATGGGCACGCTCTTGTCCCCTAAAGACTTCTCTAAATTTCTCCATAAATTTAAAAAGGCGCCCGAAGGCGCCTAGTTATTTAGTATGGTGAAGCCTTTTTAGTATCGGACTCAAGCTCATGTTTGACTTGAGTATCTCCTTTTGCAACGTCAACACTAAATGTTTTTGCCATCGCATAAAGATCTTTATCTTTTTCAGATAAAAATTCTCCTGCAGTGATGTCCCAACCAAACCAAAAGCCTTGATCATTCTCTTCTTTGATAGTTTTTAAATTATAAAATTTAGAAAACATTGGAGGAGTGAATAGACCATTTTGCCCTTCAATTTTTACAGTTGACATCATAGTGTTCCACTTACGTGATTTTTTTAATTGAGTTGCTTTCATTGTAATCACAGCAGGTTCTGCGATACCATCTTTAACAACTAACACAAAATGATTGGCACATGTTTCAACATAGTTACCATTATCAAGTCTATCCTTGTTCATTTGATCTCTTGTTGTTTTTGTAAGAATATCAGACCCAGCTGGATAAATGTTTACAGGCGCACCTAAACTTTCTTTACCCCTGTCTTTCCACTCGACGTATTGTCTTGTGTAAGCACATGGTATTACAACAATACCATCTTTACCTTTTACATATTCATTGGTAACATTATTATATATGTCACCAGGTTTTGCATTTTCTAAATCTTCAAGTTCCTCTGACAAAGGCTGTAGAACTTTTATTCTTGGTGTCGCCTGATCAGATTCTGACATAGATTCAAAACCTTTAAGTTTATCTTCTTCAAACATACTTGAAAAAGGTATAATTTCTGCAGTTTTCTTTTTACTTACAGCATTATTCATATTTACCTCGTTTCTTATTTTTTACTCAATTTAGTCTTTGAACCAACAAAGACGCCAAATTTGTCCATGGGTATTTCGTTACCTTTAGTAACTTGCTCACGAACAAAAGCCTTTAGGGTCATAGGTTCGACCCAAACCTTTTGTTGAACTGGTAATCCCAATTCAGAAACTTTGTGTTTAAAATCTTCAGCTTTATCATCTTCTCCTCGACCAAATGATGCAGACAATTGGTTCTTAATTAAATCACCATGTCCGTGGTCCCTGAGCCATTGAAAAGCATCCTCTTTATATTTTGCAGGTATCGATGCATAGATAGCTGGTACAACTTCAAGTTTTGAACCATCTTTTAATGATAAACTTGTTAAATTCATCTCATTCATTTTTTCTGGTATAACCTCTTCACTAATCTTTCTTGCATCTTCTTTTACTTTCTTAAGTGCTTTTTCTAGCATAGCACTTTCTTCATCAAGATCAACTAACTTTTGTGAAAGTTCACTAATCTCTTTTAAAGCATCGTCTTTTACGTCTATGTTGACGTCTTTTTCAAAATTAATCATCAATCTCTCCTTTCTCAAAAAGATTAAATTTAACAGGATAGTATCTCATTTCCATCTTATCCCATTTTAAACATTGTATTCTACCACGATTTACGTCAGAAGCAATAGCGCATGCAATTCCCATGGCTACAGGATCACCCATTAACAATAAATAATCATTATCATTGTAATCACGCAGTTTTCTGCGTAATTTATTAACAGTTGGTTGACTACTTAAAACAACTTGTGATCCCTCCGATAATAAAAGGACTAAATCACCATACTCTTTAGCAGGTAAAATGTTTCTGCCTTTAACTTCTTGTATTACGTAAACTGTCATACTTTCTAATTGTGCAAATAATGGTTGTTTTATATTTAATCAAGTATTATATTCTAAAATTAGAAATAATAATAGGATATAATGGATTATAAATTTAAGACTGTTCCTTACGAACATCAGTTAAAAGCTCTTGGAGCCTCACATAATAAAGAAAATTTTGCTTTATTTATGGAAATGGGCACGGGTAAATCTAAAGTTTTAATTGATAATATTGCAATGTTGCATGACAAGGGTAAAATTAATGCAGCTGTAATTGTTGCACCAAAAGGGGTTTATAGAAACTGGGAAAAACAAGAGATACCCACACATATGCCAGAGCATGTCCCATATAAAATTTTAGTTTGGAACCCAACCTCTACAAAATTTTTAAAAGATTATGGTGCTTTTATAAAAGACCAAGATAATCTTAAAATATTTTTAATTAATATTGATGCGTTTAGTACATCTAAAGGAGCAGAAATTTGCAAACGTTTTTTGACAGTAACTCAATGTTTAATGGCTATAGACGAATCAACAACTATAAAATCACCTACAGCTAAAAGAACTAAAACAGTATGTAGTTTACGAACCCTAGCGAAGTACAGAAGAATATTAACTGGTTCTCCTGTTACTAAAAGCCCTTTAGATTTATATACACAATGTTATTTTCTTGATCCCGAATTGTTGGGTCATGCCTCTTATTATTCTTTTAAAAACAGATATGCTGTGATGATAAGTAGAAGTGTAGCCACTCATTCATTCAAACAAATAGTAGATTACCAACGACTTGACGAACTTGAGCATAAGTTAAATCAATTCTCTTATCGTGTCCTCAAATCTGAATGTTTAGATCTTCCAGATAAAATATACACAAAACGGTATATTGAGATGACGCCAGAACAAAAGAAAGCGTATGTAGAAATGAAAAATTTTGCTATATCTATTTTGGAAAAAGAAACAGTGACAGCTGCAGGTATCTTGACACAAATGATAAAGTTACATCAAATTACTTGTGGTCATTTAATTACAGATGAAGGTAAAACAGTAGAATTAAAAAATAATAGAATCAATGAATTGTTAAACACACTGGAGGAGATAGATGGAAAAGTCATTATTTGGGCCATTTACAGGCATGATATTAAAAAAATTGAAGAAGCGATTGCACAAAGATACGGAGAGAACTCTGTCAAATCTTATTATGGCGATACTGTTGATGCAGATCGTCAGGATATCGTTACTGCTTTTCAAGATAGAGAAAGCGATTTACGGTACTTCGTCGGAAACCCAAGAACGGGAGGTTATGGACTTACTCTTACTGCTAGCAATACTATCATTTATTTTAGTAATAGTTACGATTTAGAAGTTCGTATGCAATCAGAAGACAGAGCACATAGAATTGGTCAAAATAAAAAAGTTACTTATGTTGATTTTATAGCAGAAAAAACAGTAGACGAAAAAATTATAAAATCTTTGCGCAATAAAATAAATATTGCAACTAAAGTTTTAGGTGAAGATTTTAAAGAATGGCTGATTTAAGACTTCCGTAGATAATTTGTTCCTCTGTTACATAAACTAAATTTACTTTAAGTTTTTTTTGTAGTGGCGATAATATTCTACGAATAAAATGTCCCTTATGTATTCCCGATTTTCTGATTGATTGTGTTTTGACGTCAAATAAATGTAGTTTGCCTTTTGGTGAGATTGCTACTATGTCAACAGGGCATTGTCTGTGTAAAGGTGTAAATACAAAAAAACCTTTTTTTAAAAGATCTGTGATAACCAGTTGCTCGCTGACTACTCCTTTAATTTGTTTTAAATTCATCAATTAGGATTTCTATTTTAGTTTCTAACCTAATTATTCTTTCTTTTATTTCAGGTATATCTTCTAAAATAGCTTTCTCCATCATTACTTGTTTAGATTCGAGAGCCGTGACACGTTGAGATAGCATACCGTAAACAGAACCTGCTGATACAAGTATCATGCTTAACCAAACAATATTTCTTAAATTAAAATCTTTTTCCATAATTAAAAAAAGAAAAATCTTTTTTTCTCTTCCTCTGTTTCTTCTAGCTCATCTTTTTCATTAGCCATACCAATAAATCTTAATATGCTCGGTGTAAATAGAGATGTAAGTAATTGACCAATATCTTTTGCACCTAATTCATTTATTGCAAACTCTTTTCCAGCTTCACCAAAATCAGGAACTTTAGGTGCTCCAACTATTTCAATATTACTACCAGGAAAACCTACGTTTTTTGCACCTCTATCTATGCCAAGTAAATTAGCTATTAACATTTGATACATGTTGCGTGGATCGTCAGGGTCTGATGTCATAGCAGGAATTAATTTTAAAGGCTCTGTAATTTTTTTAAAGGCATCAGGATCATCAAAAATACCTGTACCAAGACTAGATATAATTTGTAATGCTTGCTTTTGATCTGCAATTCCTGATTCCTTAGTTGGATCAATATTCATTATACCTACGCCTTCTCTGTCTATAATTGTCATGTCAGGATTATTAGGGTTCGCAGAAACTACGTCTCCTGATTGAAAACTCATGTTACTAGATATTTTAGGTCTTATAGGATTACCTTCATCATCGTATGTTGTTTCAAATGAAATACCCATTATGCAACAACCTGCCTTCCAACATTAGTATTTGCAATACCACTAAATACAGGATCATCTGTACCAAAAACTCTTTGTCCTGCTGCAGCAGTATTAGTATTGATTCTATTGTTTGCTAGATTTATATTGTTTAAGCTACTTGAAGGTATTGTATTAAGTAAATTAACCGGTATTTGAGATGTTTGATCCTCTTCTGGTTTTTTGTTCTCTCGCTCAATTATTTCTGGATAAGTATCTGATTTAAATCTTTCACCCTTAATTATAGATGATACAGGAACAGTTTGTGTGAAAACCCCAGTATTTATTTGGTCGCCTTCAGTTAAAGTTATTCCAAACTCATCTGCTAATCTATCATAAGCTCCAAGAATAGCTCCAAATCTAACTCTATCCAAAGGAGATTGTACATTCTCAATTATTGCTTTTGTATTGCCAGGCTTTGCTAAAATTCTTGCTAAAACATCATTTTTGAAACCGACTATTGCAAATTCTAATAGTGTTGCAGGGTTGAACTCAGATAAACGTGATCTTTGTGTTGCACCTGTTATAGCTCCACCAACATCACCACCTTCTCTTAATCTTGCTATATACGTGCTGTAATCGTTTAGTTTCGAAATAGAATCTTCATCGAAAAATTTTAAATAATTTTTATTTTTAAGAATTTTGTCTATTTCTCTTTGTAAAATTTTATAATCTAAAATTTCTCCAACTTGTCCTGTTCCGGCTGTTTTAGTAGCCTTATCAAGCATGTTTTCGATGATACCTGCTCTAACAGATTGAACAAAGTTATCTCCACCTTGATCAATTAAATTATCTAAAACTTTGTCTGTTCCAATTTTATTTTTATTAGCTTGTTTTATTGCTTCAGTTATAATTTCAAAGTCAGTACCTTGTTTTTCTAATGCTTGAACAAAAATACTATTGTCCATTAAATCTTTGTAATTAGCTATTTTTTGTAATTGTTTAATTTTTTCTTCTGCTCCGTCTCCCAAATAATATTTTAAAGTGTCTGGATCTTTTGCTATCCAATCTTTTAAACGCTTTCCTGTTAATGATGGATCATTAATTAAATGATTTATAAAAAGTTGTTTTATTCGATTTTCAAAAATTACTCCTTGTGGGTTTGGTGTTTCATCAAAACCATACATTAATTTTTGTAAAGTTTTACCTGCAATTTTGTTATCCGGGTTAAATACAAATCTAGTTAAAGTATCTAAATCACTTGTTTTTGACATTAATTCTTTTACAAACCCATAGTTCATAACTTGTTCAAAATCAGTTAAATTATTATTCATAATTTTAACAACACTCATAAATTCAGGACTTCCGTTAATGTAATTTCCCGCTCTGTTCATTGAGGGGTTCATCATTTCTTTAACAGAATTTAAAACTTTTAAACCAATTGCAGCATCTGCGCCATTTGTACTTTTAGATAATTGATAAGCTTTATCTCTAATATTTAAAAGTGCTTGAAAACTATTTTCAAAATTTTTTTGATTTGGTTTTATTGCTCTTGAAATATCTTCAAAATTTTGCACTACTTTTGGTAGTTTATTTATCAAGGTTAGAAGTTCTTGTGCCTCAGAACTGGCTGTTGTTGGAACCTCAAATCTATCTCCCGCAACAAAACCCATTTTGTCTTTATCAAACTTTGGTTCGCCTCTAATTTTTACATTTTTCTGTATTTCAGAAGCAAGATTTCTTTTTAAATAAGTAAAATCTATTGATGTGTTTACAGCTTCACCATTTATTTTTGTTAGTTTCAAAGCCTTGTTGGTAAGGGACTTTGTTAAATCACTTTGATTTAAAGTATAAAAATCTGTAAGCTGATTAAAAAACTGTTCGTACTCATTTGCTACTTTTTGATTTGGAAAAAACTGTATAAGCTTTGCCATTTCACCTTCAAGATTTTTACTAATTTCTAATAAATCTGCTTCGTTCAAAGGAGTGTCAGAACCTCTGAATTTTCTTAATGAATCTAAAACTTGATCACTTTGATTTCGTAAAGCATTTTCAACTGTTGAAGTAAATTCACCCGCTTGATAAAATGATTTTCTAATAGCTGGATTGGCTATTAACTGTGCTAATAGCAAGGGAGGTAAACCAAGTCTTTCTGCAGCCTCATTTAATTTTTTTGCACCTTCAACATTTAAAAGTCTATCACCTGAAAGTCTTTTTAAAATCATATCACCAGCAGAAAATAAAGTAGCCGATAAACCTGCGTTTATTGCATCATCATAATCTAAAAAAATATCATTAAAAAAACTTAGTCTGTCTATTACTGCGGCATTGTATTCATTTTCTCCGTACCCTCTTAAAGTTTCAACACCTTCTCGTAATTCAATACCTGTTCTTGCCCCAGCAAAAACGGATAAAAATTTTGTTAATGGACCTTTTTTGTTGACCGTTACATAAGCTCCTGTTTCAGCTAAAAACTGTTCATCAAAAATTGTACCTATAGCGGTACCTAAATCACCTTTATCCAAACCTTCTAAATTAACAAATTTAAATTTTTCTTTTTCTTGTTGAAAATCCTTAACACTTTTTATGTATAGTTCAGGGTATTTTGTGTCACCATCCCCTAAAGGTAACATAACTTGTATATATTCACCGTCCGGGTACGCCTCTAAAAATTTCTTTTTTCTAGAATTAAAATCATTGCTTCTAGCTAAATCAGCTTTTAAACCTACGTCTGGATTTAAATTTAATATATTAGGAAAAACTTGTCCCGGTTGATTTTTTGGTTTTCCATCTAAAATGTAATCTGATCCCAAACCTCCAGATTCAATATCAATTGGAACACCAATAATTGATTCTAATAATTTTATTTGATTGTTAAAAGCTGTGTCTTCTGCCTCTTTTAAAAGTTTTATGTACTCACTTTCATATGTTTTTATACCTAGTAAATCTTCAGATCTTTCTGCAAATGGTAATATTGTAGGTGTTAATCGTTGTGCTTCTAATTGTTTATTAATGTCTTCTCTTGTTTGATCCGTAACTTTAAGAAAACTTTCTAAATCAACTATATCTTTAAGTTGTTTAGTTTCAACTTCTTGTTGAGTAACCATTACAACAATTCATCCTGTGTAGCTAAATAAACTGTAGCTTTATCACCAGTGATTTCACCTCTAAAGATACTATATACTGGGGTGTTAGGTTTAACTGTTATTGATACTCCATTTGCAGGATTAACAAATACGCCATCAGCGTTTGAGTAACCTACAAAACTTAATTCGCCATTTGCAAATAATTCTTTTGTTTGACCTATGTTTACATCATTGATAATTATATCTCTTTCAGATTTTGCTAAAACACTTGTTGGCACTAATTCTCCTACATTTAGAACTCTGTTTACACCTGCTTTATATTCATCAGAATTTTTATAATCTTCATATTTTTGATTTGTAATATTTAAAATTTTTATTGCACCGTCTGCTAAATTAAATTCTTCGCCATTTACTGTTCCCTTTGTAAATAACTCTTCAACTAATTTACCTTTTTCTTGTTTTATTTGTGCATCTTTAATATTTAAATCAATTATAAAAGACTGTGCTTCTGGATGAAAAAACACAGCTGAATTAGACTGTACGATTGCATCAAATTCTTTTGTATTTAAATTTCCTGGTATTGCTCCGCCTTTTGCGGTCGTTAATGTAGCTCTGTTAGATAATGCAATTGCTGCATCTGTTGATACAGCACTACCGTCAACAATACTATCAAATGTTTCTTGCAAGTTAGATGGCAATATTGAATACAAAGATGGGAATTGTGCTTTTAAATCGCCAAAATATTTTCTAGTATCAAAGAAAGATCTTCCTGTAATAGCGTCATCTAATAAAGCTTTTTGTGATAAGAAATTAGTTTCTGATGCTGCTGCTTCCGTTGCATCAGCTATAGCGTTATTAAGTATAGGCTCTGCAATTTTTAATTTAGATTCAAGCTCTTTTCCAAACAAAATTAAATCTTTTTCTTCTTCAGCAGATAGAACATTTCTATTACCATTTATTAAACCAAAAATTAATTCTTGTTTTTTCTCATCTGTTACATCTAAAGTATCAATGTAATTTAATTTTTCTTGAAAATTTGATATTTTGTCATCGCTTGGTGCTGCCATATTATGTAATTTAGGATCGAAATCATCAGAACTAATTCTTAAACCTTGACCTTCAGTAATTCCTTTTTCTTCATCGGTTACTTTACTATAGACTGTTATGTCATCTGGTTTATCTTCTTCTTTTGGTGCAGCTAAATCATGCTTACTAGCATCATAATCATCAGCGTTAATTCTTAACTTTTGACCTTTTTCAATACCTTCAGTTGTATCTGCTTCCTTGGCATAAACTTCAATAAATGTATCTTTTTCTTCTTCTTTTGGTGCAGCTAAATCATGCTTACTTGCATCATAATCATCAGCGTTAATTCTTAACTTTTGACCTTTTTCAATACCATCAGTTGTATCTGCTTCCTTAGCATAAACTTCAATAAACGTATCTTCTGTTTTATCTGGTGCAGCTAAATCATGCTTACTAGCATCATAATCATCAGCGTTAATTCTTATCTTTTGACCTTTTTCAATACCTTCAGTTGTATCTGCTTCCTTAGCATAAACTTCTAAAAATTGATCTTCTGGGTCATCAGGCTTAGCTAAAGTATGTTTAGTTAAATCAAAATCCTCTCTTAAAATTGGAATTTTTTGATTTTTTTTAGCCCCTGTGTCAGGATCATCATCTAATAAAAAAACTTCAAGATAGTCTGGTTCATCTTGTTGTGTCATTCTTTCAGCTTCAATATCAAATAATTTTGATGCAGCTAATTTCCCTGCTTGGTCCTCATACGGTTTAATATTACCTAAAGCTGGAGCAGCACTAGCAAGCCCAGTAAATAATCTGCCTGCAGGAGATTGGTTTAGACCACCAGCGCCTTCAATGAGGGGCTTTCCACCCTCTCCTGCTTCAGATACTCTTGTAAAAAAATCAAATAAGGCTGGTGCGTTTCTTGCAAAAAATCCTTGTTGTTGTGGAACAATTTGTTCTGCTATTGCTTTTAATTTTTGATATTCAGCACTGTCAATAAATTTTCCTTGATTAGCTTTAATGACAGGAACTAAACCTGATGTAATCCCAACACCACGTGAATTCGTTCTCATGTTATTCGGGACATTGTTAAACATCCTTCTGTTGTAAATAGACATTATCCTAAAGCCCCAAAACCTTCTAATAAAGATCCAATACCTGTTCCAAGAGCTCCAATACCCCCAGCAAATTGTAAAAATGGATTTGCAGGTGTTACCGGTATTTGTGATATAGTTTGACCACCAAACGGTAAGCCTGCTAAAATATCTGTACCAAAAGATATACGTTGGAAAGGTTCTTGTTGTTGAGCTGCAAGATTTTGTCTTTGAGCTTCTAAACCTGCTTGTAATAATTGTTGTTGCTGACCACCAATACTTAGTAAAGTATTTAAATCTTGACCAAACATACCTTGACCTAATTGACCAATACCTGCTTGAAATCTTGCTAAATTGCCTAATTGTTGTCCAGCTCCTAGTTGTCTTCTTTGTTGTGCTTCTTGTGCAGCTTGTGCTGAAGCTAATGCTTGTTGATAGTTTCTAGACGCATCTTCAAATACTCTTCTTGATTTAATATCACCAATATTTCTATCTAGTTCTGCTTGTTGTACACCAAATCTAGAGCCACCAAAAGCTCCTGCTCTTGTTGCTTGTCCAGCTAAATTAGTTCTAGCTATATCACCTTGTCTATCTATTTCTTTTAAAGCTTCTTGTGTAACAAATTGTTGATACGGATCTCTAAATTGATCAATGACTGCTGTTGTGGGAGTAAACTGTTGAGCTGCACCTGTAAGAGCCTGACCTGCGGTAAGAGCAGTTTGTTCTGCTTGATTTATAAATGGTTGAAATGCGCCAATTCCTTGTTGAGCTAAAGCAAATGCATCTTGTTGAGGTTGCGTGAACCCTGCAACTTGTTGCATTGGTATATTACGAGGAACATTAATTAAACCTTGTACATAATTAGGATCACTTGGATCAAGATCTGGTGTTCCAAATAATGTTGCTAATAAATCTTTTTGTCTATCCTGCACATATGGTGGAGGTAGTTGTGTTGTAACTTGTTGTTGTACAGCCATTATGCTTGTCCCTCAAACTGGTCCATCATTTCATACATTTTTCTTGCACCTTCCATTCTGTCACCACCGCCAGCGCCTCTTACAGCTTTTGCCGTCATGACAAATTCACCATCACTTAACATAGCAGGTATACTATCAGAAGTTCCCGTGCCTGGTCCATCAATTTGACCAGTCTTACGTGGGAAACTACTTGGATCACCACCTGCAGCTAAATTCATTATACCACCATCTGCAACATTTTGCACTAATTGTCCACTTGTATCATAGTAAGGACCTATTATTCCTTGTCCTAATAATAATTCAATTAATTTTCCTTCTTCAGTGTTAAAAGGTTTACCTTCATAATCAGTGCCAAATTGAAAATTTGCTACTTCTTCTTCTTTAGGCAAATCAAATGCACCGGTTGGTTGTAAAAAAGCTCCTGTTGCCGCTGAGGCTTTTGATAAATTAGTTAATAATTTTGCTGCATCTACTTTTTCTTTTCCGTCTACTGTTTTAGTAGGTATAAATTTACCGTCACTTCCAATCAAACCATCAACACCTGCTTTGTCACCCACACCTTTTTTACCTAGGAAAAATTCACCAAAACCACTTGCGCCTTTTCCAAATTTTCCACCACCTTGTAAAGCACTCATAAAGGCATTATCACCAAAAAGTTGATTACCTTTGGTAAAATCTACACCACCAAATTTTAAACCTGGTGATTGACTAGCTAAAAATGCTGCCGCAGCAATATCACCAAATCCAGCATCAGGATCAGCCAATGCGCCAATTCCTGCAAATAGAGGGTTTCCGGTGGCAAGTGCTAATGCAGTTCCTAAATATTTTTCACTATCACCTGGTAGTATTTTAGCTACCGTTTTTCTTAGTTTTTTAAGCATAATCTCCTATTGCAATATATGTGATTGAAGCAAGGAGGCTGGCCTTGAGTATAAGCCTAATTAATCGTATAAATATAGTCAAATTTCTAGTAATGTGCAATGAGAAATATGAACTTTGATATAGAGAAAGTGCCTATGGTCCGTGTTACGTGGTTAGATGCACGTGATACAGAGACAGGTTGGCTTCCTATAAAAGATATTTTAAATGCTCCGTTAGCCGTGTGTCAAGAAGTAGGATATATGGTTATTAAAAATCAACAAAAAATAGTTATTATGCGCTCTTGGTGCATCGATAAAGATGATAATCATGGTGGTGGTTCTATTGCAATACCACGTGGTTGGGTGACAAAAATAGAGTATTTACACGTCGCTTATTTAGAGACTACGTAGTTGTCAAGAAAACAATTTTAAAAAGTTCTGTTGAAGTTAAAAAAAATATGTTTACATTAGGTTCTCACCAAAATTAACAATCAACAGGAGAAAATATGACCGAACAAGATTATTTAAAGGCTATTGCTAACCTTGCTGACAAGGTGAGCAGATACCACGAAAGATTATTAGCAGCAGAAAGAGATTTAGAAAGACACATTAACAGCGCTGAACAACACCGTTGTGAAAACTGTCAGTGCGAAGATTAATTATTCTCCAGTCTCACTTTCAGTGCCAGGCATTTTAACGACACGGATGGTTATATCCTTGGCTTTAGTTGAAGCCCAAGGATTACCACAGTCGTTACAATTACCTGTGGCTTGTTCTTCTTCATCAACTTCTGCATTACAGTTCTTACAATAAATTTTTACATACACTTCTGGTTTTAAGATAGGCACCTCTTTACCCGCAACCATTTCCGTTCCTATTTGTTCTGCATCTTGTACTTTCTTACCAATTGACATTATATAATCTCCATAAAGTTTATTGAAAATTTAAGGCCGCTGCCTTTTACTTTTACCGTATCACCTTGTTCTAAAACTTGTGTGGTAGTAAGATGTTTTACAGCGTTGTTGTTTACACTTTCATCTAGTATGTGAGTTTCGACAGACGCACTGCTGTCGTTTATAGATACCTCAGCTGTCACTGCACCACCACTTTTATTAGAAACTGTCACATTCTTTAGTATGAACGTAGCAGGTTCTGTCGGTGGTGTTGTGCTTAAATTTGATGCTGGCACAGTAGCTATAACTACCAGTGATCCCGTGCCTGTTGCACTTACTCTTTTAAAATTATCAGCCAAGGAAAAAAGTCCTTCTTGTAGAGTCTTCTTTTAAATCTTCTTGAAAACCAAAATTTAATTGTTGTGTTATTTGTTCAAGAATACGAATTAATGTATCAAACTGTAGAGCTTCATATTCCTGTGTTGCTGTAGGTAATACAGTTGTATTAATTTTAGCCATTATCTACCTCCATCTGGTTTAATATCTAATCTTAATGTACCATAACGCCAGTCAGAACCCAACGTATTACTTGTTATTTTAACGTTGGTTTGTCTACCTCTGCCACGTAAATCAAAAAATTTAGTTGTATTAGTTACGTCTCTGCTTATTGTTGTACCTGTATCTGACGGATACGTTTTAAAACCCATTGTTAAGTTAGCTGTGCCTACTTGATTTTTAAAATCTGGTATACCTCTACTTACAGACAGTATTTGTTGTCCATCTTGTATGTCAAAATCACCAGAAGTAATAAATGCAGTCATAGCTGTTTGGTCATCATTAACACCTTCTTCGTGTTCATAAAATATAGAGGCACCCGCTGTTACGCCTTTTACTGTAGGGGTAGTTGGTATGTCTGCAGTGTTGTATTTTGTTGCATATGGTCTTTGGTAAACACCATAATCTGTCCAAGTAGTTCTAGCTAGGTTTGATGTATACCAAGTTTTCTCAAGATAGTTGTATGTAACAGATCTGTTTATTTGATTAGAAGTATTAGATGCATAAAACCAAGTAACTTCATTAAACTCTGAGTTTACACCAGCAAATGTTTCTGGCTGTTGTGTTATTGAAAAGTCTTCAAATACATAGTCTTGTACACTACATGGTATTTTTTTGACAGCTCCATCGTAAAGATAGAAAGCGTTCTGTGACATCCAATAAGCTATACCATTTACATCTACAGCTGAGTGTACACCTACAGCGCCACAGTTTGCACCGATTTGTACAAGAGAAAAAGTAAAAGGTGCACCTACAAACTGTAATGCGTTTAGTGATGTATCTGTCCATACCAATACGGCATTACGTGATCTTACAGCCGACACAATCTTTGATCCATCTTGTATTCTAAATGACCCAGCAGTATTGGTAGCTGTTGGTACGAAATCATTTGTTGTTTCTTGTGAGGCAAATCGTAAAAATAAATCATCTTGTGTAGTTGAATTACCTATTACTGTTTCTGTGCCAAACAAAAATACATGTCTGTCAGGCATTGATACTAAATTAAATCTAGAGTTTGTTGGTGTATTAGAGATTGCGTTTGCTCGCACGCCTGTTCCGTTGGACGTGTCCCATAAGAATGTTTTGCCTTTACTTACAGTAGCGATTAGGTCTTCACCAAAATTGTCAAAAGACCAATTACGTGCATCAAGTGTAACTGTTGATGATGATCTTGGTGTATTCCAAGCATCAACGTTCCATGCATCTGTTCCCCAACCATAACCATAAGCTGATTGATCTGTGCCTATTGATATTTGATATTTTAAATTACCAGAACCGCCACCACCAGATGTCGATCCAGAAGCTGCGCTTGTGTGTGTAACTTTATAACTGTTTGCGTCCACCACTGTTGTAATCTCAAACTCTGCGTTCATGTCTAATCCATCAATCGCAGAAAAAGAATCAAAGGTTACAAAATCACCTTGACCTGCACCATGACTTGTGTGAGCCACAGTAACTGTTGTAGTGCCATTTGTTGTAAATGGATTTGTTAATGCTGCTTCTAACCTAAGAGGTGTTACATCATATGCCGTGCCTTCAGAGTATACGTAAAATTTTCTATCTGTTCCGAGAGCCGTGTATCTTACACCATTAAGATCTGTCCATGTATGAATACCTCTTACAACACCTATAAGTGTATCTGGTATGAGTTTCTGCCAACCACCTACCTTTTGTGGTAAGCCGTAGTGAAACCTAACATTGTCAGAATCAACCCAACGTCCCTCTGCACCATACTCTGTATCTTGTTTATCTATACCAGGTGCTATGTTTAATTTTGCTAATGGCATTATGCAATCCTCATGAATCTAAACACTATTTCACCAGCTCCGCCAGGGCCACCATTAGCACCTTGTTCGGTACCACCGCCACCACCACCTGATCCACGACTACCTGTTTTTCCAACTTGACCTGATTCAGGTGAGCCACCATTACCTGCATCACCACCAGCTCCTCCAGCAACTTGACCACTAAAAGAAGCGGCACCACCAGCTCCAACTCCATTTGAGTTGTCACCTGGATAGTCAATACCATTATTTCCTGCAGCGCCACTTCCTGATTGATTAAAAGATCCAACAGGACCGCTTGTGAAACTTGTAATGTTTAAACCATCTACTGTTGTCCCAGAAGTTAATTTGGTTGCAATTTGACTTATAGTTCCTGCAACGCCACCTGTTAAATTAGATCTTGGTCCTTGTACACTACCTCCTGATACTTGACCTGAACCACCCCCTGTTAGTGTAAATAAAGCACCTGTAGTTGATCCAGATAAAGATGTGTTTCCTCCACCAGCAGGGCCACCCCCTGAATAAACAGTGGTACCAGCAGCGCCAGCAGCGCCAATTGTAGGAGTGAGTGTTTCACCACCTGTTAATGAAAATACAACATCTGATAGAAAAGCTCCTGATCCACCCCCTGGTCCACCTTGTTCAGCGCCAGCTTTGTCATAATCTTGTCCTCTATTACCACCACCTCCGCCACCTACGGCAGATTGTATGTGAATTGCATTTGCATTTGTGGGTACGGTTATGTTTGCATTTGTAGCTGTAGTAAAAGATGTGGGTGTTTCAAAAAGGGTAAAGACTTCTCTCCAGTTACCACTGTCTTTTACAAAAATATTTGTTACAGTTTTATTTGTAAATGATGTACCATCACGAATAAAAAATTCGCTTACTTCTCTAAAAGAACCACCATCTTTAACATAAAACTGTGTCATGCATTAGGATGTATATTTTAACCATATGTCGCCATCAGATCCACCACTTGGATCACCAGTGGCAACTGTTCTTGTACCGACACCGTTTGTTCCTAAATTTGCATTTACAAAACCCTGTACGTCTGAACCAATGGCTACCCCTAAATTTGTTCTAGCCGTAGCTGCAGTTCCAACGTCACTTAAATTGTTTGATGCTTGTAAAACTCCAGAGATATTTGCTCCAGAAATTTTGTATCGTATTGATTCATATGTAGGCATATTATTTCTCCAATAGTTTCCAGCCAAATGTTGCTCCAGAATAAACTAAAGCAAACCCTGCACCTTCTGTTGCTACAGTTAAGTCGGATGTTTGTCCGTCTATTTTATGGCTATTTCTTGCAACAGTCAAATTATGTGTGTCGAAGTTATTTGCGACATCATTAAATCTTATTTCATCTCCTACAGCAGCAGTAGCAGGTAATGTAATTGTTACTGCACCTCCTGAAGTATTAACAAATATTTTATCACCAGCAAAAGCTGTGTAGTTACCAGTCTTTGTTAACCAATCACTACCTTGTGTTTGTATCTCATACCAGTTTGTGCCGTCTGTAGAAATAAAAACATTTCTACCTGGATTGATAACAAAAGTATTACCAGATCCACCCAATCTTGCTGTAATTTTATTAGAAGTACTTGCGTTTCTTAAAAAATATAATTTCTCTACAGCAGGAAATTGTACAATAAAATCAGATGCATGACCTGTAAATACAATAGCTGCTTGTCTAGCTTCATTGTTTGCTTGTGTTTGTGGTCCGTTGTTCGTGGTCAACACATATGGGCTGGATGATGCCCCTAAATTCTTCGTGTAAACACCTGCAATTGACTGCTCAATAGATTGTGAGAAGTTATTGTTAGTTGTATTACCCCAAGAGTTTGACTGCTCTCCAGAGCCAATTAATTCTATTTTAAGTCTTGTCGAAAATGTTGATGCCATTATGCTGCGTCCTTCCAATCCATTGTAACAGAATCATCAACCTCTGTCCACGTTGTTGTAACACTATCGTCTACTTCTTGATATGCATAAATTGCTGGATTACCACGTCCCATAGTCATTGTGACACCTGTTGGTGTTACCTCTGCGTTTACTAATAATTGTGGCGTTCCTAGCTGTATTGGTGCAAACAAACCATTTACTGAAACTGTGCTGCTTGTATTGATTTGCGGTGATCCAAGAGCAGTTGAAGCAGCTTGACCAGTAGGTACAATTGTTTGATTTTGTATAGCAACTACAGTTGGCGTTCCCACCGCTGTAGAAGCCGATTGACCTGGCAATGTTAATGCAACTTCAGGTGTTAATGATCCAATAGCTGTACTTGCTTGTTGACCAGTAGGCACAACTACACCTGTTCCTGTTGGAGTAGCCGCTCCAAGAGCCATAGTCATTGGCAATCCTGCAGGAGTTGCTATTGCGTTTACAAATACTGTGGGTGATCCAACTGCAGTCGAAGCAGACTGACTAGGGAGTGTTAAATTAGCTGTACCAGAAAGTGTTAGTGATCCGAGAGCCGAGGTTATTGGTAAACCTGTAACGGCTACTGTAGCGCTTACGCCTGCTGCTGAGGCGATCGGGGCTTCGGCAAAGGCTGAATGACCTAGTGCCATGGTTTATCTCGCTTGTACTGGTACGCCGTCTGTGAAAACTTGAGGTAATTCTGCCCATGCAGCATATAATACATTTTCAGTATTGTAATTAATATCACCTTCTGCATTTGTTAATTTAAATCCGTTAGAGTGTATTTCTAATTCTGAATTTGCAGCAGTGTTTTCTCCGTTGGTAACATTCATTCTTAAATAATTATTTTCAGGATTAAAACCATCTCTTTTGTGATCGTAATATCTCCAATGTGTGCCACCTGATGCCATTTTCAATATAATAAACGCTGGTCTAAATCCTGTAAATATTTTTGGCCCATCAGCATTATTATTTGATTTGTATTGTCCAAATGCACTATATCCTCTAATAGGTTTCCACATGTAACATATGTGATCATCACTTGCAGATTGACCTGAAGTAAAGGTTGTAGTTGTAAAATTAGTAAAACCAGACACAGTTCCAAAATTATTTGTTGTGTTTACTCCAGAGGATTGATTACCTCCGTATATGCTTGGAAACATGCCATACCAACCAGTGTCTGCTCCAAGTTGTTTTGACATAAAAAAAGAAGGTATTGCTCCCAGTCCGTGACCAACTGTTTGACCAGTTGAACCACCATCATTAAACTGAACTATGTTAAAACCAGCAGTAGTGTTGGCTTGAACTAAAGATGTTCTTTGGCCTACTGTATTAGTTGCATTAGTTCCACCATTACCTTTCCAACATTGAGCTACATAGTTATTACCATTATTATTAACATCAGATGCAGTGCCTACACCAAAACCATCTGTATCTGCTCCACCAACTCTATTACTATTAGTCTGTTCTGCTTGAGTAGAATCCGTGTAAACATACTTAGTTAAACCTCTAGTAGTGTTTGTTAAAATATTACTATAACTATTTGAGTCTGTTTCTTTAATCCAAATAAAATCAGGTTGTAAGTTAGCGGGACCATCAAACACAGGGTTATGAGCACTACCAGTGCCTGCATATTTTTCTATTTGAAAGTGAGCCGAAGGTTGATTTATTGAATAATTTGCCATGTTAGTATTGTCCTAAGTTTTTAGAGCATATAGCATAATATCCTGAAGGTACAGCGTATTCAAAACTACCATACCCATTAGCATCAGAATTGCTAGATGCAATTGTGAAAGTAGGATTGCCAAAGTTTATTTGCATTACATAAGATTGACCACCATCAAAACCACAAAGACCTGGAACCCAAAAGTTATATCCCGAAGAACGAACTTCTGGCGTTGTTAATGATTGAGCTCCTGTTTTAGATGCTCCAGAAGTTGGCACTCCTGAGTTTTGCCATACACCATTTTTAGCAAAGTATATTGCTGCATTATCACAATCCATTGCAACTGAAACTATATCACCTGCTGTATAAGCGGCATACGTTCCTGGTGTTGTGCCATTTGTTCTTATCTGACCATAACCATAATAATAACATCCACTGAGGTTAGATTGACCATTATCACTACCACCATAGTCATTTGCATATGGTGATCCAACCATTACTCCTGTTCCATACCAATCACTGCCACCACTTTTACTAACAGCTTTCATTTCCCAATACCATTTGCCAGTTCTAACACCCATGGTTGCATTTGCAAATTCATACCTTGAGCTATCTGAAGTCATTTTTAAATTGCCCTCAGCAAAAGTATTTGAAGCTGTATACACACCTTGATCAGCGTCCATGATAGCAAAATTATTTTGTGGAGTATCTGATACACTTGGATTAGTTCCTAAATTAGCAGAAGCAAAATGATTACCGTTACCTGAAGTATCGGCGCCGAAACCGTTAGCATCAGCAGAAGTACCAGTGCCACCAAAAGATAATCTATATCCATTATTACCATATGTAACGCTTGGAGAGGTATTAGGTACCCATGCTCCATTTGAGTTGGATGAACCAAATACAGTTGGCGCATACGATTGACCATCTGCAAAAATCATTTCTGATAAATACATACCTCCATTACTTAAATTACCAATGGTAGTTGTTTGTCCACTTGCGTAACCAGGTATGCTATAATCTTGTGCAGGTTGGTTACCTTCGTCTGATAAACCTCCTAAAGTTTGTTGTTCACCGTTTACATACACTCTTACTCTATCACCAGCCGATGATTGAGTTGTATCTATCCTAACTACACAATGATACCATCCTGCTTGATCTTTAAATCTCATTTTTGTACCTACAACATATTGCGGTGATTGAGTATCATCTAAATGTATTCTTAATCTAGACCAGTTAGCTTGTGCACTTCTATCATCTAAATAAATAGAAAAGTAAGTAGGAGCAGATTGATACTGAACAATTCTTGTAGATCCACTACCTAAGCCTGTTTTAACTGATCGTTTCATCCACCAAGAAAGTGTAGATATTTTTTGCGATGTTGGAGTTCCAATTGTTCTTGTTAATGTAGTTGCCATATTACGGATCAAACCTTCCTGCTGTGGTTATACTAAAAGTTGATGTCAGTGAAAACGCACGATCTGCTGTCTGACCTTGTGCATCAGTAACACGAAGCGTAAAGTTATACGTCGTAGCAGATGTTGACGATCCACCAAAATCAGTAGTAGTTATAGCACCTGTTGCTGAGTTTAGCGAGCAATTTGCTTGCCCTGCATTTGTTAAAACATTTGTTGTTTCTGAAAAAGACAGTGTTCCATCACCAGTAGCTGCCACTGTTGCAACCGTGCCTGAAAATCCACCTGCAATAGTTCCAAGAGAACCAGCTCCTGTGGTCCAAGTCGGAGCATCAGATACTGTTAATATTGCAGAACCAGATCTTGCAGCATTACCATCATTATTCTCTACACGAATAAAATAAGTGCCGTCTACGGGCAAAGTAAAATTGGCTGTAATAGATGTAGCGCTTGTAAATGTAATAGAGTTTGCTGCTGTTACTGCCCCTGTAGTAGAAATAGCTTCTACTTGAGGTACTGATACAAAGTTTGTACCAGCTATAACAACGTTGGTTGCGTCATTTGTAATAGTGCTTGGTGTTACACCTGTAATTGTTGGTTTAGTTTCTCCAATAGTAACAGAACCACCAAGAGATACTGCTGATCCGTTTATTGTTATGGCGCCGCTGCCTACCAGACGAGCATTCGCTACAGTTCCTGACGCAATGTTACTACCATTTAAGGCTGTAAGAGATGCTCCAGAACCAGATAAAGCTGCGCCGCCTGTTATCGTAATGGTATCACCCGATTCACCAATCGTGATCGAACTACCGTTACGTTTTTTTATGGCATTTACTTTGATCTCTGACATTATCCCATGACTCCAGCATTGGCTACCAACCCGCTAGGTGAAACAAGTGGTTGATTGGCAAAAGCAGCGTAAATGTAACCATTGCCATTACCATTTACAGAAGAGCCACCGTCCATCATTCTAAATCCATTACAATAAAATTCTACTACATGATCTTGGTTTTCTGCTCCGTTATCACTTATATCTAATCTTTGTTTTAGTTGGTTGTGACCGTTTCTTTTATTGTCCCTTACACCCCATGGGCCCGATCCACCTTCATATTTCCACCATATATATGCTGGTCTAAATCCTGTGTAAACAAACGTCCCTCTTGCTGAATCTCCATTTCCAATATATTTACCAAATTGTGAGTAACCTTTTATCGCTCTAAAACAATAAGAAACCATGGTATTACCGCTTTCATTTGTAGCGTTATTAGTTCCTACACTAAAAACTGTAGAAGTCGGGTTGGTATTTTGCCAATACTCCGTGCCACTGCTTAAAGCATTTTCAGTATTAAAACTTCCAATTTTGTTAAATCCGTCAGGAGACACAGTGGAATAATTATATTTGTGTCCGATTGTCCAATCTCTAGCTACGTCCATACTTTTGTTAATAACTAATTCAGCTGCCCCGCCTAAACCATGCCCTACTGTGGCATTAGATCCAGTGCCGTCTCTTCGCACTATACTAAAACCAGCAGCTTGATTTGCAGATACGACTGATAAAACTGATCCATCAAAATTAGTAGATCCAAAAGTTGTGTTTGTATTTATTTGTCCACCCATACCGCTGTGGTAGTGACAATAATAATAAAGAGTAGGTGCAGAAGCAGCTACAGTTATTCGTAATTTTCTAGTGGTTGCAGAAGCGTAACCTGATACATAAGCTGACTCAGTAACACTTGATCCATCCAATAAATAAGTTACACCAGTATTATATGAAGATCCTCCTCCATGAGTTCCATCAGATGTTGTAGATAGCTTTATTGGATGAGAAGCCATTGTAGAGTCAGATCCATCAATCGTATATGTGCCACCCTCTTGTAGATCTAGAGTTACTGCACTTTGTGCAAACGTTGCGTTGTTAGTTGAATTTCTCCATCTATATTTATTACCACTGTCAGATACTACGACAACTCTGTAATTTTGACTAGGCCCTGTTCCACCAGCAACCCATTGCCAAGCTACATTAGTTTGTCCATTTTCGTTAAAACCACCTGTGTTTGCTAAAGTAAAACCATCAGTATTTAATGAGGTAAGAGCTGTATCAGCAGACTGTGCATCATTATTGTTTGGATATAGAGCTTTACCAGCAGATCCTACTCCTCTAACACTATCAAAAACGTGATGACTACTTGTAGAACTTCTTTCTTTAAACCAAATCCAATCTGCACGCAAATTAGAATTACCATCATTCGTAATTGTGTTTGCGCCACCATTACCTGTGTATAGGGCTGTTTGATGATGTGCTGAAGGATCTGCAATTGTTGAATAAGCCATTAGTTAAACTCCTGTAAATTTTTTGTGCATAATGCATAATAATTGTATGACCCATCATTAGGTGTATACTCAAAGTTACCATAGCCATTAGCATCCGCTTGACTTGATGAAATAGATAATCTTGGATTGCCAAAGTTTGCGCCCTTTATTTGATTTTGATTATATTGGCCAGCAGTGCCGATACCTCCAGCAAACATATAACCTGAATAATTCATATTTGTTAACAAGTCAGTAAAAGCAGCTGTACCACTATTTTGTATTGTTCCGTTTTTAGAAAATTTAAGAGTACCGTTATCTAAATCTAAAAAAATTCCTATAATGTCATCTGTTGCAAAAGTATCCCCATAAGAAGTTTCTGATGTTGCACCGCTTGTTGTTTCTGCAGAATACAATTTATTACCATTTCCAATGTAATAATATTGAACACCTGTTCTGTCACCGCTTTGAAAACTACCATTTCTAGCATCACTACTTGATGCAACAACACCTATTTTCATACTACTCGCCGCACTACCATTTATATGAGGAGTTATTTCACAATACCATTTCCCTTTGGTTAATCCTGCAATCGTTGAACACCAGTTGTTGCCTTGACCGTCTTGATCTTGGTTATCAATAAACAAGTTACCATGTGCATAAGTTGGATTACTGTTTGTGTTTCTTCTATTGTACGGATTTAATACAGCAAAATTATTTGATGGCGTGTCAGTTGTTTGTGGTAAAGTACCTGCACTTGCAATAGTATAGTTATTAGTTTGACCACTAGAGTCTAATCCCATATTACCACTGTTTTCAAATTTAAGAAAAACACCATTTGTTCCGTAGCTTATACCTGATGGATCTGCCTTCGGTTTCCAAATACCAGTTGTAGAATCCGTTTCACCAAAAGTAGTTGGAGGATAAGCTGTTCCATCAACTAAATGAAAATGCGCAAAGTATCCTTTAAAGTTACCAGAAGCACCATCTGCTTCAATGTTTATATAATGTGTTTTACCACTTTCGTTAACAGGGGTGTTTTGATCTTGTGACATTGTATTATTAGTGGTCCATGTTGTTATTTGTTCTCCATTAAGCCAAACTCTTACTCTGTTATTAGCGTTGGAATCCGTAGAATCAACAGCACAAACTAAATGATACCAACCAAATTGATCAGTAAGAACAGCTTCACTTGTTCTAAAGTTTGTAGCCCCTCCTTCAACTTTTACTCTATTACTACTATCAATAACAAAACGAAATTTTCCTGAATCACTGTTTGCTGTGCCAACACAAAATATTGACCCGTTACCTCCAGAAATACCGTTCGCTCTTTTTACCCAAACAGAAACAGTAAAAATTTTTCTATTACCTGTACTTGATATTGATTTAGATATAACTGTCATTAGTTTAGCCTTATTGAGTTTTGTATACCATGTAGAACAGTAATTGAAAAGGCTCTGTCAGCAGTTTGTGCCTGAGCATCCGTCGCCCTAATGGTAAAGTTATATGTTGTTGTGCCTGTCGATCCAGACTCCGTGCCAGTGATTGCACCAGTAGATGCGTTTAAACTTCCTCCACCAGGCAAAGCTCCTGATACAATTGAGTATGAAGTTGCGTCAGTTGCAGCAACTGTAAAATTAATTGTTCCACCAGAGTCTACGTTACCAAGACTGCCAGCAGCTGTGGTCCAAGCTGGTACATCAGATACGGTTAGTAACGCTGACCCACTACGAACAGCATTACCATCATTATTTTCAATTCTAATAAAATATGTGCCATCGGTTCCTAATGTAAAGTTGGCAACTAGTTGAGATGCACTTGTAAAAGTTATTGAGTTTGCTGACGTTATAACACCAGTAGAATTGATTGCTTCTACTATTGGCACTGATATGAAATTCGATCCGTTAATAGTTACGTTAGTTGCATCGTTTGTAATTACTGTTGGGCTAATAGAAGAGATTGTTGGTTTTGTTTCACCAACTGTTACCGATCCACCAAGTGAAACAGCCGAACCATTTATTGTAATTGCTGAGTTTGCTAATGACGAATTAGGAACTGCTGACAAACGAGCATTAGGCACAGTACCTGATGTTAATGAGGCTGCTGTAATACCTGGTGTGATAGTTACTGTATCACCACCTTCACCAATCGTAATTGTCGATCCTGAATTTTTTTTGATCGTGTTTACTTTAATCTCTGATGTCATTCTACCTCGCTAATGCAAACACATCGTTTGTTGCAACTAATGGCATTTCCGCTACAGCATAATAAAGCATGTAACCACTGTTGTAATTATAATCATTATCAGTTGTTCTAAGTTTAAAACCATTTGATACTATATCAAAAGAGGATCTAGTTCCTTCTGCATTATTACCGTTATACCAAACATAATTTTGTGCTTCGTTATGTGGACTTCTTTTCACATCGTGCCACGACCAAGAGGAAGCATTGTCCATTGGTTTTACCATAACATATGCTGGTCTAAATCCAGTATAAATAAAAGGTGCACCTGTTCCACCATCAGCATTTCCAATGTAAGTTCCACATTGACTATATCCTCTTATACTTCTCCAACAATATGCTATCATGTCATCACCATTACCATTAACTGAGTTATCAGAGCCAACAGTAAAAACCGATGATGTAGGGTTTTGTCCAGACCCCCATATAACTAGAGCACCTGGATTTGTTGAAGCATCAGTAGTGTCCCATTGCATAAATCTACCATTTTGTGCTGCCATGTCTCTACCTGATCCACCTTGACCTTTAAGTTTATTACTTACACCTATTCTCCAATTAACAGAGTCAGTTTGATTTTTTACAGCTATTATTTCTGGTACGTCTCCTAAACCATGACCAATATTTACATTTACTCCAGCACCATTACCTGTCCATCTAACAATACTAAATCCAGCTGCAGTGTTTGCCTGAACTGTTGAGGTAATATCTCCAGATGCGTTTGAAGCTGTAGTGCCACCATTCGCCTTCCATTGAGCAGCTACATAAGTGCTTGAATTACCATTAACTGAATTATCGCCAGCATTGACTGAAAAACCATCACTATTAAAAGCACTTACAGGGCTTGCAAATTTTCCATTTTGTAAATCACTTGCTAGTGCTACATCGCCACTTAAACCTACAGATGAATTAACTAAATGATGTGAGTTTGAGTCACTTCTTCTTTTTATCCAAAGAAAATCTGGTTGCAAATTTGAGTTTCCATCATTTGTTACAGAACGTGCCGAGCCTGTTCCTGTATATAACGTTAATTGAAAGTGAACTGATGGATCGTTAATTGTTGCGTATGCCATGCTATCCTCCGTATTGGTTTATGTTTTTTGTACAACAAGCATAATATCCTGTTGGTGGTGCATATTGAAATTTACCATGACCATTTGCGTCAGCGTATCCATTACCACTATTGCTCGTAATAGCATGTTGAGGATTACCAAAGTTCCAAGAATTAACTGAATTATTAAATGGTGAATCTTGAAAAACATAAGGTCCCGCATCCGCTGTCCATGCTTGAGCGTTATTGGTTTTTGATGCTCCGCTTGTTGGAACGCCAGAATTTTGCCAGGTATTATTAATTCCAAAATAAACACAATAGTTATCCATATCCAAGGCTATTTGTATAATATCACCAGTGCTCCATGAATTTCCATAAGATGATCTTGCGTTGTTTCTAAATCTTTGCCCATCAGGTTCAAATTGAACTCCATCACTAAAATAACCAGCTTGAACTAAAGTTCCTCCATTTGCTGCCTGTCTACTTAAAAAAACTGGATAAACTCCTATTGCAGGATAATTAGTGGCAGAACTTGAAGCTGCAGTTACAAATTTCATTTCGACATACCATTTGCCAGAATACAAAGCATAACTTGAATCAACATTACCGTTATTAGAATTTGTATTACCTTTACAATTTAAACTACCTTCTCGTAAATCAACAAAACTACTTTTTGCTAATTCATTCATCGTAATAAATTGATTATCAGGAACATCTGTTACTTGAACTAAAGTGCCATCAGATCCACCTACACCATTCACAGTAAAGGTATTATTATTACCAGAAGAATCAGTGCCCATGGTACCACTGTTTTCAAACTTTAAAAGAAAACCATTTGCTGAATAACTAATACCTGTAGGAGCTCCTCTAATTTTCCACTCTCCAGTTGTTGAATCTGTTTCACCAAAAACAGTAGGTGCTAAAGCATATCCTACTGTACAAGCTACATGTGTCATGTAACCAGTATACATGTAAGAACTACCAGTATTATTATTGTATCTACCTATTCCAGCGGTTGCAGAACTGTTACCCCAGAAACCTTCTTGGTCTTGTGTAAAACTACCATAAGTTCCTGCTGGTTGAGTACCATTAATATATACTTTTACTCTGTCAGTATTACTTGCTTGCGTGGAATCATAAGCTACTACTATGTGATACCAAGATGAAAAGTCTCTGTATTTACCTGTAGAGGTCCAAGTTACTCCCGTACCACTTGATTTTTGTTCAAAAATTATTTGCCCATCTGCGTTTTGTTTTAAAGATGAGTAATTGTTATTATCTACAGCGGCAGACCAAAAACCTTTCCAACCTCCACCATCACCATTACCACCTAATTTATACCAACCACTAATAGTAAATTTTTTTCTAGCTGTTGAATCTTCATTAGATGATTGAGATCTACTTAAATAAACTCCGTTACCCATTATACACCAAACCTCGCTGCATTACCTATGCTTGTTGTTATAGTTATACTGAAAGCTCTATCTGCTGTTTGAGATTGAGCGTCAGTTGCCCTAATAGTGAAATTGTAAGTTGTTGTCTGAGTTGCACCAGACTCATTACCACTAATTACACCTGAACTAGTATTTAAACTAAGTCCACCAGGAAGTGAACCAGATTGTACAGCAAAGGATGTTGCATCTGTTGCTGCTACTGTAACACTTATTGCAGATCCACCTGCAAATGTGCCGAGTGATCCTGCTGCTGTTGTCCATGAAGGAACATCAGAAACTGTTAAAACTGCACCAGATTGAACTGCGTTACCGTCTGGATTTTCAATATATAATTTGTAAGTGCCATCAACAGCTATTGTAAATTTAGCTGTAATGCTAGTTGCTGAACTAAAAGATACTTCATCCGCAACGATGGTTGCACCAGAAGTAGAGTTTACAGCTGTTACTAAAGGCACAGATACAAAATTAGTTCCAGCAATTGTAAGCGTAGCCTGTGCATTTGTAATTACAGTTGGTGATACTGAACTAAAAGTTGGTCTAGTTTCACCTTGTATAGTTACACTGCCTCCAAGACTTACTGACGAACCATTAATAGTTATTGCAGAATTTGCTAGTTTTGAATTAGCAATTGATCCTGCCAATTCATCATTAGTTATTGCACCGTTTGGAAGAGTTAAAGTCGTGCCTGCAGGCAACGTGATCGTGTCACCGTTCTCGCCAATCTGTAATGACGTGCCTGATTGTGGTATGACCTTATCTACTTCAATCTGACTCATAATATAAACAAGTTACCTGTAATTGTTAAAGATCCTGTAACTGTAACAGGACCAGCTAAAACACCAGAATCCATTGTCTGTGTTTCACTTATAGTTGAATTGTGTGTAACGACGTATTTAGTTGCACTCATGCTTGGAGAAGGAGTTTCTCTTGCTGGCAATGTGCAAAAGATTTCTTTTGTTCCTGCAGAAAAACTTACAAGGTTATCAGAATTAGAAGATGAAAATATCGACCTTGAAATTATAGCATTTCCGCTAGCATTTAATGTGCATTTACCAACCTCAAACTCAGTTAAAGATATATGAGCTATACAAAAATATGTTTCATTATTACCGCCTATACCTGCAGCAAAAGTTTCAAAGCCATCAACAGCGCCAGCTAAATTAATAGTTCCTGGTGAACCAGTAAATGTCGATGTCTCCTTGACACGATCGTTTATGATCAAAGCCATAAGAACCTCCTACGAAATTCTTATAATAGCGTTCGAAGTGTCAGCAGTTGGAAACTGTATAGTAAACGTTCCGTTTGAAGCAGTAAAGTCTCCACCAAACGCTAATACACAAACAGCATTAGTTGTGCCTGATCCTCCAGCAGTCGTAGTATTGTAAATCAACGCTCCGTTCGCTGTAAAACTAGCTGAAGTAAATTGAGCATCTTGAAAATCGACAAATGCTGTAGATGATCCAGAAGAGCTTGTTACTCCGTTTCTAGTTAAGGTTGCACCTCCTGCAGTGTATGCAGTTCCAGATGTATTTGTTATTTCGTTTGACGTACTGTATGCGGTCGTAGATGCACCAAGATTTGCAGATGATGTAAACAAAGCAATCTTGAATGTATGACCACCACCTGACGCAAAATTATGCTTACCTTCCAACAGTTCACCTTTGAAAGTGTTGCATATAGCTGATGATATTGCCATTTTTATCTCCTTATGGTTGTTTTGAGTCTAGAGGAAAACGAAGAACTCCATCATAAAATTCATCACGTCTTCTTCTACCTTGTTGTTCAAGTTGCAAGCCTTGTAATGCTTGTTGATAGCCCTGCTCATAATACTGCAACATATTATCAGGACCCTTTAAGTACCTAAATGCCTCTACAAGACAAGCATAAAGTAGTACTTTTGGGGCATTTGTGCTCAACCAAGTCGTTGTATTGATTGAGGACAGTCCCGTAGGTTGCTTATTCAAAGCTAATTCAATATTATAAGCTGAATTTGGAGTTGGCGCAACATATAAGGTATCTTGATCCCAATTTGCATAGTATTTTGGTTTACCTGTGCTGTCTCTGTTAGGCCAATATTCATTCATAAAACTTACGTCTTTTTGTAGTAAGTATTCTCTTACAGGTGTTGCACCTGCTGTATATATTTGAGCTGATCTTACAAATGCAGATTGCCCAATATTTATTCCAGGCATTGCTACAAAAGGGTTACCTATTGTTAAAGCTGCTACTTGATAGGATCTGAAAACATCTAAATCAGTTTCTCTAAAAAGTCTATTTTCTGCATGCTCAATAATGTCATTTACAATAATGTCTGTTAGAACATCAGACGTAGTTTCTGTGTAGTCTCTAATTTGTGTTTGTAATTCTGCAAAAGTTGTCATGTTATTACCACCTGTAGATTTCCTACGGAAACTTTCATTTCAATTTTTTTATTATCTGTAATTGGCATCATTCCTTCTGATTTAAAAATATTATTAGCAATTAAATTAATACCTAATAAAACTTTTGCGCTCACAATTTGTGGTTTTGCATTTTGTAAAGATTGAGCATCTGTTGGATGATATCTTGGATCAAGTTGAGGATGTTTAGTTTCAAACTCACTAATATGAACTGTTGATCCATTCCACTCTTTTACCATTTGTGTATATGGAAACGCTAGTCCAGATCTATCCGATATTCTTTTTGAAAATCTACCTGATGCATATTTAGCCATTAATAGCCTCCTCCAGTTGGGTAATAACCTTGCGGAGTAAGATAAACACTTGTTCTTTCACCGTCTTCATCTGCTGCTCTTTTAAACTCATCTTCATATAATAATTTTAAAGCCTGCATTCTTTCTGGTGCTTTTTTCATAGATATGTAATAAGCTAATCCTGCTACAAGACATGGAAGAAATCGAAAAGGAATCTCAGAATTATTTGTGTAATCACCAGCATCAGACATCCGAACAAGAGCGTAATATATTAGAGTGTACGCTTCATTTGCTGCAGGATATAGATATAGTGTTGGGTTTATCGTACGTTCAAAATAAAATTGAGTTGGTCTTCCGGTGGTCGTTTTAACAGTGTAATTCCAATATGTAGCTCTGCTAATTGAATTAACAGAATAATCATTATTACTTGAATCTCTAATTATAACATCGGTAATATCAACAATTTGTTCTGGTGCGTTTGCACCGGATCCAAACAAATTTGCTCCCGTTAAATTTGTTGTATTTGCAGCGAGCGCTTTTTCTTGTTTTTTCACTGTCCACAAATTTATACCTCTGTTTGCCCATTCAGCTAACATTAAATTTAAAGAACGTTTCGCAGTTTGCAAATCATGTCCATTACGAATTTGCAAACCGCAACGTTCATATGCTTCTTGACATATTTGATCTATTGTTAGATCAAAATTAGCTGTTGATGCGTAGGTTGGCATTATCCTCTTTTCTTACCTTTTTTCTTTACTTTTTTCTTTTTGCCCTTCATGACTTTTCCGCCACCTTTCATACCAATGACATCTTTTTTCATCATTCCACCACCACGCATTTTATTAATTGATTTTTTCTTCATTACCATTTTGGCCTCCGAATATTCGTTTATATGTTTTTTGTCTGGATACAACAACGTCTTGATAATACCCAGTTGGCCACAACTTATAGTAACCAATTCTATGCAATTTATCAGAAGCTTCCTGTAATTGCGAGAACTTTTGTATCAACATCATGGAATACTCTAAATCACTATCTACAACAGGCATATCACCAGAGGGTGTTACTAAAAATTCTTGCTCTTCTTCATTTGCAGGATTTTTTGGATGAAAACCCATAAAATAGATATCTCTTGAATTATACCAATTATTATAAGAGTCTATTGTGCTTTGAAATTCATCTAAGCTGTAATTAAAATATGGATCACAAAAAATAAGAATTTCATGTTTATCAAAGTTTAATTTTTCCAAATGTTGATTTAATTGAGATTTGTAAAATTTATATTTTTTCTTTACTTCAACTAGTACTTTTTTATCATCCCAAGTTTTCTTGGCAAAAGGACAAGCCGGAAAGCCTCCTAAATGTTTATTTGGAATTTCTAAAAAATGTTGACTCCATTTACGTACGTCTTTTTTTATTAGCTTTTCTAATTGCATTTTTTCCCCTCTTAAAAATATTTGCAACCTCTGACTTACCCATTACTTTAGCTCTTTGTTCACCAACAGTTAAAATTTGAATTTTTCTTGCAAAAGGTTTTTTAACTTTTTTAACTTTAGCCACAGTCCTCCTGGCATCAGTAGGAGTAGCAAACTTAATACCCACAGTATCACGTGGATTTTCATCAGTATAGAGACGTCTTCCACTACCTTTCGGTTTTTTTCCTGTGCCTACTTTTGGATCTTTTCTTTTTTTTGACATTAAAAAATGCCTTTAAATCCAAATCCTCTTTGCGCACTTCCTGCTCTTCTTTCATTCGTTATTAAACCTCCAACAGCTGCAAACGTTTTCACGTTAGTCGGTTTACCACCAACTCCTTGTGCTTTACTTCTTTTACGCTTAACTGCAGATCTTCTTTGGCTTTCTGTCATTCTAGACGCTTTAGCAGCTGGAACACATTTAGGATATTTTCTTTTTCTATCGGATTTTAGTTTTGATCGACCACATTTTTTGAAGCCTCCACCTTTTTTCTTTGCTCCAATATCAACCCAGTCTTGTTCAAACCACTTTTTAAGACTCATCTTTTTTTAGTTTTTTTTCTTTTTTTATCCATTACTGCACCGCAACCTTTTGCAATGCCACCTTGTTTAAAATTCGAAATTTGCTTTCTTTGTTGTGATACCTTATTAAAATCTATCACTTCACCACCTTTAGCTTTTCCAGCAGGTTTAGGTCCTCTAAAATCTTTTCTCTTTACACCACTTGGATCCTTAATTTTTCCTGCACATATTTTAGAAGCGTAAGCATTTGCGTAGGCACTTGGATAAACTTTAAACTTTCTCTTAGCTGCAGCTTTACCTCTTGGACATAATTTGGTCATCCTTGCCCCCTGTATTTGACATACTGTCTTCTTTTGTTTTTGTTCTTCGGCCTACTGCGTGAAGAACGCCCTATACTAGTCCTTTTTTTAACTGGTGTAAAGTATTCGTTAGAGGGTGTTTTAGCCATGTTACATTTGTGATAAAGGATTTTCTAATGCAAGTTTTATTCTATTTTCTACCTTTTCTTCTAGTTCAGTCATGGCTTGCTCCAACTTATCCGTTAATAATTCCATGTCTTCCTGAATGTCCTTCGTGGTTTGCCTTAACTCCTGGTTGGTTTCTCTCGAATCTTCTTTAACTAATTGTTCAACATCATTAACAACTTTTTCAATACGTCTTACATCTTGACGGAGATCGTTCTTCAATTCATTAGCTACATCACTCACCAGTCTAATCTCTGACATAATCATTTCCATTTCTTGCATAATCATATTTACTTCTGTTTGTATTAGGTCAGTCTTGCTGTCCATCTCTTCTTTTGTTAAATCTATTCTTTTATCAAATCCAGATAAGTCTGGTGCAACATATTCTTGTATTTGTTCTTTCATTGTAAGGTAATCTTTGTAAAATTCAAAACCACCCCATAGTCCACCACCTAATGTAGTTAGAGCTGTGATAATAACAAAGATCTTCCCGCCTTTGAACTTTAAACCCGCAAATTCAACCTCTGCCATCGCTATTCCAAATCCGTCTGCCATTGTTTCATAATCATTTCATCCATTTTAACATTACTTCCACCAAATAAAAACCATTGAGCTGTGTTATTATTCTGTAGTTCTGCATCTGGTATCATATAGTCAGTAAAGAAGTCTAATCTATCCTCTAATTGTTTTTGTGATTCAAAAAAAGATTTAGTATCTCCTAAGACTTGCATCACGATTAATGTTTTTAACTGATTTGTTGAGTCATATCTACCCTTATCACCCATCTTCTTAACAATTTTCTTAGCAGCTTTTTCTTTTTTAGATTCTGGTTTTTTTACAGGTTTCTCTTCGGCTTCACTCTTATCTTCTGGTTCTTCCATATCCTCTGGTTGCTCCTCATCTGCCTCAGTCTCTTGAACGCTCTCTTCCGATTCAGACTCCTCTTCCGAATTAGCTTCAGCTTCTGTAGAATCCTCTTCAGTAGACTCACCCACGGATTCTGGCTCAGCTTCAGCTTCGGGTTGAGATTCTGGTTCTGGCTCATTTATAGTCTCCTCCATTTCTGGTTCAGACTCCATTGTATCTGGTTCTGGAGCAACTTCAATGTCTTCTGTCATTTCCGGCTCTGGTGCTGGCATTTCCAGCTCTAATTCCATCTCCATTTCCATCTCAACTTCAACAACAGCTACCTCTACTTCAGGCATTTCTATCTCCATTTCAGGTAACTCCATCTCAAAACTGGGTATTTCCATTTCCATCTCTACAGTTTCGTAAGATATCTCCATGTCAGGTTCATCAAACTCTGGCTCAAAAAACATGTCCTCACCTGGTGATTCTGGTACGACAATATCATTGTGATCAAATATATTTTCTACAATATCTATGACTTCTGTTTCTGTGCTACCACCATAAGCTACCCACATCTCAACAGATGTAATTGATTGTGTTACTATTGTAGATACGACGTTGTATAATACATTTATGGTTACATCATCAAAAAGCGGTCCGATTGCAAGGTTGATATCACGTCCACCCACT